TGGCGATATTGCACCGTGTCCGGGCCGCCTGCGGTCGATTGCCAGTTATTCGGCGCCTGCTCGTTCCCCGTGATCGTATAACTCGAAACTCCGGCTCCCACCGTGGCCACCCAGTGCCATTGGTACGCTTTGCCTGGGACGTAAAGGGCCAGATAAATATCCGCGCCCACGTCTCCCGCACCATAGTTGATGTTGACCGCTATCGACCCGGTAGGCTCAAGCGGAGAGCCGAGCGGAATCGTGACGTGGCACACGTCATTGTAATCGGTTACCTGGTAGCTTGCGCCGCCAGCCGATCTTGCCGAGACGCCCACCACGAAACTCGCTCCTTGCGGCAAGGCACCCCCTGTCCCGCTCGGGAAGCACTGAATGTACGGCGGTTCAATTCCATCATCCAGATTGTTCAGCGCGGGCGTACCGACTATTTTGAGCCCGAAGGTAGGATTGCCAGGCTGCTCGAATCCGTAAACCGGCGTCAATCCGAAAGTAGCCGGACCATTGATTGCGTCGCCGGGCAGGGGGACGGCATAGCCGGGGCTCCAAGGATACGGCACAAGCTCCGTTTCGAACCCGGTCTGGTAGTTCGACTGGACATATCCCTGCGGGCTCAGCTGCTCTTCGGTGCTCCACTCGTAAACACTCGCATCGGTATCTTGAAATTCGATTTCGCAGCCCAGTTGCACTGTCTCCGCGCCGTCCTGTTGCGCCTTTTCCACCAGCGGACGCACCGACGAGATCTCGACCGTGCGCGCACTCCAACCCAGCGGCGAGAACGACATATTTACCACGTCCGGCGGAACGAACTGCCAGGCGGCCATCAACTGTTTTGCCGTCCCACTGCCCCACTGGCGGCGGCGCAAAAGCTCGATCTTCGCCAGGCGCTGGGCGCATGCACAAGAAACCGTAAAGGGCAACTCGATATCGAGCGTCCGGCGTTCGCCTAAGTCGGCGGCAAGGTTGATGTCTCCCGAGTACTGCGGGTATTCATTCAGCGGATCGTAGCCGTGATCGTGGTCCTGCTTATAAGCCGGAAAGTTCGTCCGGTTCCAGAAATTATCCGGCGAGACATAGACGCCGCGGACCTCGTTATACAACTCACTGACGCTAGGAGCCGCCTTCCATTCGACTGGCCCATCGGCATTGGCGAGCAGATCATAACTCGGGATCGTATAACCCGGCAGGATTGTGTTCACCGGCCAGATGGCAGGCCGGATGAAATACTGATAGCCAATAATCGTTCCGTACTGAACCAGCCGACCGCCGCACGAAGTCATTAGATCCTTCAGAATTTTGCCGCGCATCGTTCCCGCGTCGAGCTTAAACGAGCCGTTGCAGGCGTACATCGGCTCCGTTGTTTCCGTCGAGCCGATCAGCATCGGTACCGGGGTATCACACACATAGGCCTGGTTGGACAAGTCATCAAGCGGAACATCGGTGCCGTAAGCATATTTGTAACCCCAGGTCTGATCGCAGAGAAAGTCCGCGATACAGAGAGCCGAGTTCTCCGAATAGCCGACCGGATAATTGCCGAACGAATTTGCCGCGTTCAGTCCAGTGACGGAAACAATGTTCACCTGGCCACCAGTCCCGCTGCCGCCTACCAGGGAAAGCCCGTTTGCCGGCGTGTACCCCCAGCCCTGGCAACCGGCAACCAAGCACGGCATCACTCCAGTAATCCCGCCGGATGGAGTCACCCCCGTGATGTTAACGAAGCCGCCTTCAGCTCCGAATTGAACTACCTGGCAGAGATCCCCAATCTTGTAGGCGCTTCCGCTGCCGGTGGGACTCGCCGAATTCACGCTATCAATGCCCGACGCGGAGCCAACCGATAAAATATTAAAGATCGCGCCGTACCCATGACCGCCCGTGGCTGAAACTCCATTCGCCACGAAGTAGCCCATACCTTGGTTGTTCGGATCAAGAAATGCAGTCAGAATCGCGCCAGAGCCGTCCACCGTGTCCACTACGATATGAACTCCAGAGCCGCCTGTTTGCGTGAGAGAGAGCACATCGCCCGAGACGAAAGACAATCCGGGAGATACCAGACCGACTGCGGCCACGCCAGAGATAACTACGCCGTTCGATTGCGAGACCGCCGGGCCGTTGCGCGGATCATAGATGTTGTTCTTACCGTGGAGCAAAAAAGAGAATTGCGGAATGCCGTTATAGCTCCAACCCTGGTTATTCGTCAAGCGGATGAAGACCGCCGTCTTACCGAGCAGGCTGCAATAGTTCGTCCAGGGATTGAACTGCTGGCCGGATGTATTGCTGCCAGCCTTACCTGGATTTTCGGGGCTCACGAAGTTCTGGGTGCTTCCGAGCCAAGGAGTCCCGTCTGTCATACCAGCGAAGGTCTGTCCGAGTGTCTGATTGCCGAGCATCGTTTCGATATAGATAGTCGAAAGGTAAGTCTGCCAGTTGGTGGTGACTTGCGCACTACCCAGACCCGTGCTCACTGGCGCGATGGTCGGACCTCCATTCAGCACCGTGAATGTGACGTTCCCTGCGCCCGCTACCGAAGAGATCGTAAAAAGCGCGTTGCTCGCGGTTCCGTTCGACGTGATCTGATTCACATAGAGCTGATTGCCCATCGAGGAGCTGAAGCCATAGCCTTGGCCTGGGTCGTTCAACGTCCAAGCCAGGATCTCTCCGAGCGACGAAACCGAAGTAATGTTGATGGTCAGTCCGGCGCCGGAACCACCCAAGACAGGCACGTTGTTCTGTACCATATAGCCCGTGCCTAAGGCTCCCGATACCTGAGCCATACTGATAACTCCGCCAGCGGAGAGCCGCGAAAGAATCTGCGAGACGTTGTAACTGCCGTTCAGATTCTGATCGATGGCGCTTGGTATTTGTTCAAGGAAGACGTTGTCGCCGGCAGTCAGCCACGGGATGTCCTGAGCGCAGACCACATTCACCACATCGTTGCTACGCGAAATCTCGCTGATGGCGTAGGATTCATTGGCGGGAGAGAAGCTGGTTCCGCTGTTTGGACCTGGGCCAAAAGCCGACTTCGGAACGGAATTGGTGTTGATCTGGATACGCTTGTTATCGATCAGCAGTTCATCGACGCTCTGGCAGGGATGGCAGGCCAGGACGAAAACGAGATCGAGTATCTGATTATTATCTCCCCAGACGTTTTCGAAGATCAACGCGCCGCCCGTCTTGCAACGTCCGTAGCAGACCTGCCACGGTTCGATGGGGTTGCGTTGCGCGATACCAGGAATGTGGGGATGGTTGCCGCCGATCAAAGTTCCCAACTCTTTGACGATGAGACCGGCGCCCGCCTGGATTAGTGCCATCCAAGGCGCAAGCGGAGCCAGCGCGGATGAAACACTCGAAAATAGGGAAGCGATTCCGCCCATGTGTCTTAGCTCGTCTTATACCCGCCCGGATAGCCGCCAAAGAAGAGCGTTTTCTCTTGGATCGAATCGACAAAAGAGAAACCGAGATCACCTGGATAGAGCGCCTGTTGCTGCTCATTCGTGTAGAGGAACGCCACCGGGATATTCATGTCAATCATTCGCGTCTCGCAGTTGATCGAGAGGGTCAGATCCTCTGGCGAAACACGAAACGTCGGCTGATCCATCCGGCCTGCCCAGGCAATCACCGGCGAATCGATCAGGCTGCCGCCCGAATAAATCCCAAGGTACACTTTCACCGGCAGCCCCAACTTGAAATAATTCTGAACGAGCGGAGCTACCGTCGGATCGAGGCCAAAAAACGTCAACACCAGGCCCTTCGCTTCCACTTGCGTTCCATCGGCCGGAAGCGAGATATCGAGAAAGCTCCCGCTCCAAGTCTGGCCATTCCATGTGATCGATCCCTGACCGCTCCAGAGGTAGACTACAGTTCCCACGAAGTGCATCTCGACGAAAAGCGCCGGTTTCAGTTGTGGCGCACAGAGTGCGGCAAGCATCGCGGGTGGGATCGGCCGGGGCATGGAGAGTTTGCAAACGCTTACAAAGCCTGGATCACTTCGAAGGTGAGCCGGTAATAGCGATCTTTTTCGATGGTGTAATGCGGGTCCTGTTTCAACCGGAAGTTCAACGGCCCGGTGGGAGTCGCGCCATTTGTCAACTCAACCGGATACTGCGCGCATGCCGCCGCCGAAAACGTGAAGTAGTTGACGACGCCGTCAAGCGCCGCGAGGAACGTCTGCCAGGTTGCGAACTCCGCTTGATTCATCGGCGGCCAGGAGACGGATAACTCTTCCCAATTGACACCCCAGTCCTGCGTTTGTTGCGCCTTGGTGAAGGGGTTAACCTTCATCGACGCGTTGCGCCTTGGAGCCGCCTCAATCGAAGCGGGAGCGGGCGGACTCGAAGGAATCGTTATCGCGCTTCCGGCTGGCATCTTAGACTGGTACCCTTCGCGAACGTTCCGCCTGAGCTCGCATCGCACCGCTCATGGCCGCTTGGCTCAAGTGCCGCGCGGCATCCACCGCTCGATGGTAGACTCCAATATCCGAGCCGCGCGCATCCACGGAAACTGGCACCGTGACTCCGCCGCCGCCGAACATCCGGTGCGCATCTGCGTTGCTGGTAATGTAGCCCGATACGCCGCTCAGGATCTCAGGACCGTTCTCGCCAACAATAGTCATTCCCGAGGCCGAGAGCGGGCCACCAGCAGCTCGATGCGGAAACAGCGGAAACAGGCTCGTCAGTAGGCCCAGAACACCCAAACCGCCAGCGGCATTGCCCGGAGTACCGGCGCCCGGAATGCCCGGGAGAGATGGGGCTCCGTCGGCGTTACGAGTCCACATTGGATTCGAACGCGAACCATCGGGCTTTGCCAAGCCGAGTACGCGGTCGAAGCCGCCGCGAATCCCGGATTGCAGCATTCCCCGGCCCGTGTTTTCGAGACTCTTTCCCCAGTTGGTTTTCTTGCCTGTTAGAGTGTCCGCTAATTGGCCGGAGATGTCGTTGATGAGCGGTTCGATGGCTTGCTTGAACTTTTCGAACTGCTGCTCTTGAATCTGGAGATCCCGCTCCGCCTGTTCATTCTGGGCGCGCGCCGTCGCGACTGCGGCCTTATCCTTGGCCTCCTGGACCTTGACCTGATCCCGGTTGACATCGAGGATCGCCAGCTCATGGCGCAGCACTTCCTGGGCAGCCGCGATGCGGGCGCGGGCTGTCTCGGCCGCTAACTCATATTGCTCGCGGGCGCTCGCTCCGGTGCGGCCCCGGCCGCCGATGGTATCCATTTCGGAGGTGTGGCGCGCCGCTTCCTCGATCTCGGCTGTGGTCTGGAAACCGGAAGGACGCTGCGGAAGTACGCCGGCAAAACCGGGGAGTCCGGTACTTAATTGATCCGCTGATTCCTTCTCGCGGTCCTGCCGGCGCTCATCGGCCTTAGCGAACATTTTCTCCTGTTTGCCTTCGGCCTCAACCCATTTGTCAAAGGTTTCGATGGCTTCTTCCTTTTCTTTGGCCATGTGCTCATCGAGACGAGCCAGAAAACGCAGACGCTCTTTGTCCGCTTCCGCCGCTTTTTTGGCCGCTTCCGCATCCTTTTTACGCTGCGACGATGCGTCCTGAGCGGGGCCGAGCTTCCCTTGTAGGTCGGTGTTCTTCAACTGGTCCTGCATCTCCTCCATTTGACGCTGATAGTTGAGGAGCATCCCCTGAACCTCCTCCTTATAGCCCGAAGGAATACCAGCGGGGGGCTTCGGAACGCGATATTCCACGCCGGTCGCGGTCTCGTAGGGAATCTTCTTCGTGGGCGCGATGCGCTCTAACTCGGCTTCGTACCACTCCCTAGCCGCCCTCTGAATATCAAGCAAGGCACGGTAATGCCGCTCTGCGGCGGCCTTCAACAGGGCTTCTTTTTGTTTATCGGACAGAGCAGCATTAGCGCGAATTGCAGCAGAGTCTTTCTCGAACGAAATATCTTCTTTTTGCGTCGCCGAAAATGCCGCAGTCTCGCGCTCGACCAAATTGGGAGCATGAATCCCTACGGCAAGCTGAAAGGCTGAGGTGAACACGCCGGGGCGCAGCTTACGTAAATCCTCCAGAGCTTTGTCGAGGTTTCTCTCCAGGTGCTCTCCGAGCTTATCGGCCGCAGCGATGGTCTCTTCTATAGCGGTTTTCAGATTATTGGTCGGCTTGCCTTCGAGCTTTGCTATCTCATTTTCAAGCCGGGCATTCGAAACACGTAATTCATCGTCGGCGGTTCGCAGACTCCCGGTGAGATCACGAAACGTCGTATTGATTCGCGCGGGCATCTCGCGCATATCATCGAAGAATTTCTTGACCTTCACTCCCAAGTCCACCACCGACACAGCGAGGATTGCTGGCCCAGCAACCTTGAACGCCGCGCTGAGCACCGGCCCCAAGCCCAGCGAGTTAGTGAGGATCATCGCGAGTTCTCTATTCGTGCCTTTCAGATCTCCCGAGAGAGCCCGCACCACGGCGGCATTCTCTCGCATTCTGCCGTTACACCCAACGACAGCTTGGCCATAGTCTATAATTTTCGCCTTCGCCTTATCGACATCAGCAAAGTAACTTCCAGTGCCGGCCTCGAAAACAGTCCGAATAACTCTTGCGTTTCTCGCCATAGGGATTAAACCGCCAACTCCACACCGCCCCACTTCATAGCCCATTGTCGGACGGTCAGGTCCATCGAGTCGGTAAACACGTCAATAGCTTGTTCCCAGCAACCATCGACGGCGGGACGAATAAACGGATACGCTTTCACGAACCCACCGGGCGTCTTGGGTCCGGTGAGCGTCTTCCCCGCGTGAGATAGCATGACGTGGCCGTATTCCACAAAATTAGCAATAAAGCCTAGTTTTCCGAAATGGATCTCAATCATGCCGCCACGATAGTTGGAATCGAGGGTCACTTCGGATTTCATAGCATCTTTGAGTTGGCCGCCAGCCACACGTAACTCGCCATCAGATATTTCGAGGCGGATCGGTATTCTAGGCTCAATTGCGGCCATTAGAACGTTGCCAGCGGCTGTCAGGGCACGGTGCATCCCCGCCAGTTGCATATATTTCGGCAAATCCGTAAACGCTTCGACCACATCCTCTATGCCCTCCACATGCACCGAAGGCTCAATCGTACCCGAGATGTAGTGAACGATATCCTTATCGCCGCGGTATGCCATGGAGATTAGCTCGAAACCGTTTCGGGCTGCTGCGGAAGCGGAGCATGGCCGGGCGCAACAGGCGCGGACTCATCGATCTCTTCGCGCGGCTCATAGATCCCGGCCTCTACCAACTCCAGCGCCAGAACCTTGCGCATCGCGGTAAACTGCCGTGTGAGCAATCCGCCTACTTCCGCAACGGTGACCAGTGGATGTTTGGTTTTCATCAGCGCATACACGACGCCACGAAGCTCCAGCGCGGATTGCATCGGCCAGCGCATAATCGCGGGTAAGAGTTCCAGACGCAACTCGGCTTCCGCATCGCAGAGCGCGTTAAAATCGAAATCCATCACGTACTGCTGCGGATCGTTTTCAAAGGTGAACTTCGTCATGAAGCCTTTCCCTTTTGGTCGAGATATGTCTTAATCGGCATGAACACGGACAAGAGCTTTTCGCCCGTAACCGGAGTATCGGGAGCTTCGAATGGGTGAATCATAAAAGACTCCGGTTTGAGCGGCTTATGCACGACGCGCGCCCCAAAGTTCGCCATCGTGGAAGCGATCACTCCGACCAGGTACTCTTCTCTCTGTAACCGCTCCATGTAGACCGCGCGCAGAGCTTCCACCTGTAACGGCGTCATGTCGAGCCATTGTTCGGTGGTGAGCCCAAGGGATTCAACCGCAAACGCCCACGAGTCGGGCCACGCATGCGGCTTGCCTTCCGCGTCCGGCTTTGTCGCGACCTTCGGCATCGAAGCCAGCCACGCATCGAGTAACGCCGCGTGCGCCCGCGAAGCCCCGCGCAAAGAGAGCTTCGCTCCCACTTGCTTCTCGCTCAGTTCGCAGCCAGCGGAAACGAGCGCGGCCCAAAGCAACGCCCGCACCAACCGGGCCGATGGTCTGGTCACGTCGAACGAAGGCGATAGCAGATTGACCTCCGCAATCTCTTCGCACTCGAGCAGGACACGGTACGTCATCCGCAGCCACCAGCGGCACCCCGCGAACGCGAACGGAGCACCACCAGTGAGCGAGCGATAGGGAAGCCCGCGCCTTGCCTGAGAGGGGAGATTCATGGAGATGGTAGCGGGGCAGGGAATCGAACCCTGAATTTCCTGGTTATGAGCCAGGCGACTTACCGTTTGTCTACCCCGCGCCGAAAGTCTACGCTACGTTGATCGAGATCAAGCCAGTGATCTGAACCGAGCACTCGAAATCGACGGGCTTGCCGTTGGCGAAGGCGCCCATTTTGAATTTCGAGATATAGCCGATACCCGTGACAGTCAGCGTCTTTGTCGAGTCCTTCATCGGAGCCACGGCAGAGAAGGGCTGAGTCTGCGGATTCTGCTGCGCGCCTTCGACAGCCATCGTGAGCAAACCGGTCTGGCTCGCATCGCCGATGAAATTTCCTGTCATCTGAATCAGACCCGGCTTCGCCAGCCCAGGGCGCAACTCCTCCGTGGCGTTTGGCGAAAGCAGATGCGTGACATTGACTTCCGGGATACTGAGCGGATCAATGTCAAAGGACTTGATTTCGAGAACCGGCGCGGGCGGCGAGCCGATGGAAAAGGTGGAACCGTATCCGGTACCGCCTTGAGAGACGTAGGTAGTGGGCATATCGAAAGGCATGATCGTGGAATCTCCTTTTGTTGTGGGTTTCAGAACTGACTTGTGTAGAACACTTCGAACTCAATCACCCGGCGCCAAGTACGGCTTACCGAATCAAACTCGGGATCGTGCGAGTCTATCCAGAACGCCGAATCGACCGAGGTCTTATCCGTGTCGGACAGCGCTCCCTTGAATCCGTTGAGCGATTGAATGACGGCTTCGCTCAGGCTGATGACATCCGATGCGGCATAGCCGAAACAATCGATCTGCACGTGCCAGCGCCGCAAGCCGCCGATACTGGCGAGCGCGCGACCTTCCGGCACATTCGAAATCGTCTGGTAGGTCCAACTCGGCAGCGGCTGTCCCTTGGGAAGCTCTGCAAGAAATCCGCCGCCCGAAGTACACAGCGCGGCAACCGCAGCGTTCCCCTGCACGAGCTGTACAATACCGTTTTCGGTCACGCCGCCATCTCCGCGCGCAACCCGAAATCATCGAGACCGACGGCAAGTTCCGGCTTCTCGCGCAGCAACCGGGAAATCTCCGCGATTTGCCAAGGCTCCTGGGCAGCATGAAAGTGCGGTAACAGATTACTGTAACCGCCCCACCAGGCAATCGGCGCGGGCGCGGTCGATACCACAAACGGGTCGCTCTGCACAATCGCAGGGCGGTAACGCGCCACTACCGCGGACACCGGCTCGCGACCGGGCCAGCGCAGCCGTTCGGTGAGCTGATACAGATATTGCTTCGCCTTCAGCCGGCGCTCGTTAACGAATTGCAGGTGCATCAATCCACCCTGGTGATTTGATAGCGCCTGGTCAACCGGACGATGAATTCCCCAGGCACATCCGAACGGGCTCCGCTGATGGAAGTCATAGCCACCACGAATGGATGCGGACCAGTTGAGCTGCGGGGCGTCCTGGAACGCCGTAACCACCCAGTTCCGATACCAGATACCCGAAGAGTAATAGCGCTCGGGCCCGCGCGCCAGACACACCCAGGGCAACATCAGGATCGAACGGGCGGGCGTCTCTTCGACGTAACCGCGGATCTTCGGCAGCAGATTCGCAGTGAGAATTTCGTCAGAGTCCACAATCGCAAAATGCGTGGCTCCGTGTTCGCGCGCCGTGTCGAGCATCCGCTGCCGGTGGCGCATCTCTTCCCAGACCGGCGAAGGCTCATATAGAACCGCGACACGCTTCGGATGCTCCCAGGCGACTTGCATCGCAATCAATCGCGTATCGTCCGTGCTCGCGTGATCGAGGATGATTAGCTCATCGCACCACTGAAGCACAGCGCGGGCGGTCATACCGAGAGCCCAGCTTTCGTTGCGCGCAAGCATCCCGGCGATCAGCTTCACATGCCCTCGCAAAGTAAAACCGTGTCCTCGGTCGCGCGGCAGCACTCGATGCAGTCCTTATGCGATGCCGAGTAAGCCGCGAAATGCGGAGCCGTGAAATAGTCCGTCATACCGAGCCGACGCGCGATTACGACTAACGCGCTCTGATCCTGCCGGTGACCTAGCACGCGCGGATCGTCCGATACCCAGCCCACATTCCGGTAGGAGTGAGACTGATCGGCCGCTTTTTCGTTCGAATGAAAGCCAGCGAACAGCGGCCACGCCGCGCACCACTCATTCACCAGAGAGCGGCCCTTGCTGCGCCGGAAGTCGATTCCCACACAACCGGAAGCACAGCCCGGCCAGCCGAGTGTATCTTCACGGTTCAGCCCAAATCCTTCAAGCATCCGTTCGCTCATCCACTGCCCAAGCGTGTATCCATCGGGCGTCATGTAATAGCCGACGCTTGCGATGTGATCGACCAGTGGCGTAATATCTCGAATTGGGAAGTACGAGGCATCGAGCAGAATGCCAATGTCCGCACCTTCGTTCATGAGATGCCACAGAGCGTAAGGCTTCGCGCAATAGCCGGTGTAGTCTCCCTCCGAAAACGGAGCGCCGGGCGGCAACTCACTCACCCAAGGCGTAACTCGATAGCCGGGCGACAGTCGCTCAAAATGCTCCTGCATTCTCGCCACGCCGCGCGGGTACCAGCCGGTCCAGCCGACGGTGGTAATTTGCACGTTCATCGGCTTTCGAAGAGTCCGCGCAACTTCAATGTGACACGCCCAAAGAGCGACCGGGTACTCCGATGTGTACCTGCCATCGTCCACATACTATGTGACTCCAAATCTCACGTGCGGCCATTTCTGTTTGAGCCGCCGGTAGTAGACATCGTAATCGCTACGCCATTCGGCTGGCGGATTCAACGCTGAGTTATGGGTTGCGTTCGCAGACGGCACAGCAACTGGAATGCCGCGCTCGGAGGCTTGAATACAGAGGTCTTCCACGTGACAGTGGAAGCCATCAAAAGTCTTCTCATCAAAACGCAATTCCAAATCGCGGCGGAAAAACACGGCGGCGGAATCGAGCGTAGAAACCGGACCGGGGTTCTGATAGCACCATACCTCGCCAGCGCGGCCTCCCTTGTCTCCCGGATTAGCTCCCGGATCTCCCGGTTTTAGATCGCAGTTCCAGCCCACCACGCCGCAAACGTTTCCAGATTCAACGGCATCGGCGAAAACATCGAGGGCGGTCGGACCAAAAGAGACATCCGCATGGACCATACCGAATAAGGGAAGACAGGCATCGAGGAAGCGATTACCGATTACTGATAGCGGAACCTTGCTGTAGTTGACCAGCAGCACGCACTCCGCAGCGCCGATGTGAGCGAGATCGAATCGGCGCAAGCTGGATTCATCCTTGCCAACTACGACCAGCGTCAATTGCTTCAGGTTATTCATGGGGGATTTAAGAGCGGGGCCGCGCCGGAATGTGTTTCTCCATTTCTTGTGGACCCTTCATGCGGGCAGCGGCTCCGAACCGGGGAAGCCGGCCGCCCTGCGCGCTTGAAACAACGCGCGGAACTTTTCCCAATGGGCGAGGCTGTTGGCTTCGCGCAAAAATTCGGGCATTGCCTGACGCCCGCGCGCCCAATCAACTCGATCCCCTACTCGGCAGAAGTGATGATGGATGTGAGTTAGATCCGGCCGCTGCCATAAGATTCCCAAACCGATAGCGACGTTTTGTAACTCCTCGTCCACAAACATATGCGTATATTCGTACCAGAGAGGGCCACGGCCTTGATTGGCGCGCTCACAGAATTCCCGGCCCAACCACGGAGAGCCGCAGATCCGGTCAATACAGCCGCCATCCCAACGATCCCCCGTGGGCTGCATGACGCCGAAAGTACCCGTAAAGTGCTTCGAGCACTCTTCCGCAATTTCTCGCGCCATATGGGAGTTATCTGGGTCGGTATCATCGCCGCCGGTCACAACCCATGCAGCGTCCGAATCGCGGCAAAGAATTTCAGCCACCAGCGCATTCACGGCCAGGGCGTATCCCAGGTACTCACCGATCAGCAGAATCTCCGCAACGGGCATATGCGAGCGCTTGACATCGCAAAACAAAGCAATCTTGTAACCGCGCTCTCGCCAGAGACGCAGACGATCTTCCACTTCATGGGCGGGACGCGCCGAAGGAATCGCAAACCAGACGCTCACAGTTTCCTCCAGACCGCGCATTCGGTATTCTTTTTCGAGGTGTTCCCGGCATGGATGGACCCATACATCAGATCTTGCGCAGTGCATCGCGGCTCCAGGTCGCTCGATGCATCGGCGGCAGTGAGTTGATTTTCCTGATGCGCCCGGACGCTGAAAATCTGATCCTCGCCAGTTTTGAAATCCCCGAAAGGATGCGATTCCCAGTATTCCCGGCGATACAGAAGCGAGGTTCCAAGAGCATGTCCTGAATCCAGTGAAGAATTGACATACCTCCACCAATTCACTCCATCGGTAAACTTCATCGAGTAGTAGCCGGTGACCGCCTCGCCTGTCTGCTCAAGCCGCGCAACCTGGTCCGTGAGTCTTCCGGGAGCGGAATAATCGTCATCGTCCCAGTGAGCTATCAGCTCACCTTGCGCGCGTTCGTTTGCCCAGTTCCGTTTCGGACCAATTAAAAGCGGCGTTCCACAGCAAAGCAGGCGAATCCGCGAATCTTCGCTAGAAATGAGATCGCTCACGTCTTCGCCATCCGCCACGATAAGCAGTTCCCGGTTGACATACGTCTGCAATTCAAAACAGGCAATCGCCTGCGGGAGCCATGCGCGCCGGTTGCGGGTGATACAAACGCACGTAACCAGAGGCCCGTTCATACGTTCGCACCGAGGCCCAGGCAGTTCAAACGCAATACCACATTCCGCTCATTCACGTTTTCGACGGACTGAATGATATAGGTGCTGCAGTTGTCCGAGACTATCTGCATGTTCGGTTCGATTCCCGGCTGCCACCACAGAGTAACTTCGATGAATAATTGAGAGGTCGCTTGACCGGAGCGGATCACATCCGTTCCGCGCATGATCTCGATGGCCGCCATTGCCGTGGCAATCGGACTCCATGGAACCACCATGCCCGCGGCGTCATACTCGGGAGGGCTTTGCATCTGCTGCTGGTAGATGGTAATCGCATGAACCAAACGTCCCACATCGAGCGTGGGCCATCCACCGACAAAGGAAACCACCGGGCGCCGGGGCATCTATTCCACGATTTCAAACAACTCGACACTATGAGGCACCACAAGCGCGTTCAATCCAAACTCAGCAACAACTTGCCGGGCGCGATCAATATCATAAGAGCGAGCTGAGTCCGGAAGTCGAAGAATGTACCGCACGCCATCCTTCAATTCTGTAACATCAGTTTCCGGCAACTTCTCTTTCAATTCGCGAACCGTCATGGCATCCTATCCTCTTGTCGGCGACCAGTCCACAATGGCATGACCTAAGAAAATGTTGGCGATGTTGTCCGGTACCGAGCCAGCCGCGCCCCGGTTATTCCACCAGTAGGCTGCCAGATTCAGAATTCCGAGAATCATCTGCTGCGGAATCCCGCTCACGATCACCGACTCCGGCTGCTGACTTGGCGGGCTTTGCGGCGGCGAGAGAAAGTGCGTATCGACCGCCGTTGGATCGGGATCATAACCGGCGGTAAAGTCGATCTGTACGGCGTTCGCCACATAGAGATCCGCTGGCCAGTACTGGCCGGGCAACGGGAAAATTCGCGAAGGCTCCGTGATCCGGTCTAATATAAAGTCCCGGTCCTGATACAGCATTTCGGTGTTGCCATTGCTATCAACGTAAGTCATCACATCGACGCGGATGACCGGCGAGTAACCGAGTTTTATCATCTGCGAGTAATTCCAGAGCGTAGTCGAATATCTCGGCAGAGAATAGTAATCGGGCGGATAGGCCTGCATGCTCTGCACCGCATCGGTGTAGTACGGATGCGAGTCGAGCACTTGCGTGAAACTGCGTTGCGCCAGAGCCTTGCCGGTCAGTATCTCGCCATTTTCGCGCGCCGCCTGAATGAAGCCGGTAAGTAAGGAATCCTCGGAAGTAAAACTCGATGGCAAGCGCAAGAACGAACGCTGCATCGCGAGCGATACAGGCTCTTGAGCAGGTAAAGATGTCTGACGGCAGTATCCCACTTAGCGCCTCTTCTTGCGGCCCTGGAGCCGGCCAAATAAAGTAGCTTGCTCCGCAGCGGCCTCGATCACGGCAGCCTCAACCTTCGGAGTTTTAGGCGGAACCGTCGCCGTTTTTTGTTCGCGCACGTTTTCCAGCCCGCAATTCGTACAGATAGTCTTCTGTCCAGGCTGATAGCCGAACTCACGGTAACAGTAATCACAGAGATCGTGAATCATGGGAAAGGGAAAGTATCGGGCGGCTCCGGCGTTGCAAGTGGCGCTGGCCCGTAAAGGCCGACTGTGTGAGCAATCGATACCACGGCCATCGGAACCGCCCGAAAAGCATTGAGTGAGGTTTGAACTTAACTGAGTCCGCCTTCGGGCGGAGACGCAGCCGACGCCGTGACGCCCACCCACCAGACACCGTTGTAGGCGCGGAAACGCACGGCAGCGCCGATGATGCCGCTGAAGGTGAACGTTCTGTAAGCTCCATTGATGCCATTCGCAGGTGTGTAGATGGTATGCTGAAAGCCCGTCGTGGAAACGATCTCTAGCTCTTTACCATCGTCCTGGCCCGCCACGGGCGCGGCTAGCGTAAGTTGAACCCCGCTGCCGGCAATGATAATGACCAAACCGCGCGTGATTCCGATAGCGCCCGCGGCGCTCTCGGTGACGCATTTCATACCGGCCGCAAGGTCCGGTGAAGTTGAAACGATAACTTCCGCCATGTTTATTCTCCTGTTTTTTGGAAATCGTTCCGCGCGGAGACCGATATCTATCGAATCTCCGCACGAGGCAAGCAAGACAACCGGACATGCCGGGAGCTAGCACTGATTGGTGAGATATTTTACCGGGTGAGTGCCCGCATCGAGCAAGTTGCCATCGGCGCGGTAGAAAGCCAGAAATGCCACCTGGCCGAAGTCAGCGAAACGCTCTTCCAGACGCAGCACGCTCATGTCCTTGACGCGGCGGATACCGTAGAGCTTTAACTGCCCAAAAGCCACTGAGATGTAGGGCACCGGCGGCGAAGCAACCGTAGACGGCAGCGTCGCCATGTCGTTGTTGATCGAAAACGGATAGCTGTTGATCGTATCCGGTTCCTTTACGGCCAGGCCAGGCAACCACAAGGGGCGCCCGAACTTGTCCTTGAGCTTCTTGAGCACCTTGAGCGTCAGGTCGTTCATCATGTACTTGGCACCCGGACGATAGAGCGGATCGACCGAATGTTCCAGCTCGATCAGATCGTCGGACCCAATGGTATTGGCTCCGCCTACTCCGTCGTTGGCAAAGGAGCCAACCGCAGTTGGGCCGGCGGTTGCCGCCGTGATAATGCCGGTCGGCTGATTGGTTCCGGTTCCCACGGTGAACTTGTTGTTCAGGATGCGGCCCAGACGGATGGCGAACTTGCGGGTCAGGAAAGCGTCAAAGTCGAACGCCGAGTCCTGCAAGAGTTCGATGGACACCTTGACCAACCTGGAGCTGAATTTGTAGGCGCCGAACATGATCTGACCAATCGACACGTCCTGCGCGTTGACCTGCTGATTCTCACCTACCAACTCACCAATGATCGAGGTGTCGTTGTCAGTCGGGAAAGGCAGGGGTTGTCCGGTTGAGGTGTCGAATACTTCCGCCTCCGCCAGCATATTGCCGTAGTACTTCAAGGCTTCCGTGATTTTGTCCGTGAATCCAACCGGGACAAAGAAGCCCGTGGTTGCACCCGGATAGGCGCCCTGGCCGCCCGATCCCATGTCGCGATATTGCGGGCCGAGGTCTCGAGCTTCCACCTGGACACTCTGACGTTTCGGCGTGAGAATCGCCCTTTCCTCCGGCGTGATTCCCATGATACTGAATTGCGGCTTCGGATCGAAGCCATAGCGCAGGTAGTTAGTGAAGGCACGGTCGTAACGCTTCCGCGTCTCTTCGTCCGGGTCGTTTCCGGCGGAGGGCAGGCCGGCTTGGGGCGGTGCGCCGCTGGAACGGGTTTCGGTTTCGGCCGCTTCGAGACGTTCCGCGCGGTCGATTTCAGGCTTCAGCCTGTCGGCATCCGCCATAATGCTGTCGAACCTGGCGCTCCGCTCTTCGGGCGTGCCGGTTTTGGAGTCATACGCATCGCGGGCCTGCTGTACCAGTTTGGCTCGCTGTTCGCGCAGATCCCGAGCTTGAGTAAGTTGCATCGTTAGAATCCTCGCTTGATTTAAGATTGGGAAAAGAATGAAACTTTGCAGCTTCGCGCTACCAGCCGGTACCGCGCCACACAAACCGGAGTCCCTGTTTCCACCATCTAAGGCGAAGCGGCATCCCGCCAAACAGGGGCCCGGGTACAACCTTCGAACTTTACGAAGTCTCCGCCTCCGCCAAACGCAGCCGCATCCGGCGCTCCCTAGCGCTTTGTAACTTTGCTATGCGCTCACTGGCGCACCGAACCGCATCCGGCACATTTCGATAGGAAGCGAGCAGGTAAGCGGAGCGCCCGGAGGCATCTGCGATTTTCGCTGTCGCCGCCTGCATCGGACAATTCATGCAGTCCGTATCCTCGCAATCCTGATTCGAACAGTCCGAGCAACGACCGGCCGCACACGCCTCGCAAGCACACACGCAATCCGTTTCTTCGGGAACTACCGGAGCCGCGTTGTCGTTCACGCTCAACCCGGTCGCGAATCCCTGGTCTATGCAATCTTGCGGCCCCATCCATGTCTCGGCTTCCATGAGCGCCTTCACTTGCGCTACACTCTTGCCGGTACGCGCGATATAGATATCCGCAATCGCATCGTCGCAGATATCGAGCCAATCGGCGATAGCGCGGAATTGCGCCGCATTCGCCCAATAACCGCAGGAACTACAATGGACCATCATCATAGCCCCGCGGCCCATGGTGATTGTGTCGCCGGCCATCGCGATTACCGAGGCTGCGGAGTAAGCTCCGCCGTCGATGCGCGCCTCAATCTTCTTTCCCTGCGAGGCACGCGCCCGGAGTAAGTTATAGATCGCCGTAGCTTCATTCGCATCGCCGCCCATTGAGTTGATGCAGAGCCTGATGGTTGCGTAGGGAGCCGATGCGCTATCGAGCGCCGCCTTGACGCCTTTCGCTGTGATTCCATAACTGAACCAGGACTCGCCGATGTCATCGTAGATGTAGAGTTCGAGCACGCCCTGCTGATCGGCAGCGGCGCGGAACTCCACATTACGCCGGCTGTCGCGAGAGATAATCGCCAGCGAACGCTCGAACCATTCCGGGCGAACCGCCGTCTCAATCAATCCCGGTTTCGGCGCGGACTGCTGTACGCGGCTCCGCAATTCCAGCGGCGCACCTTCGGGAAACATCGCGCGAGAATCGATACCAACTGATGTATCGGGGTAGGCCGGATATGTCACAGTGGAGATATCCACTAGGTCCAAGTCGCGCAGCTCGCGCACGTCGATCTTTTGTTTCGTGTCCGCGTCGCGCTCTTCCACCCAGGTTTCCTTGCGGCAGATGAAACCGAAACTATTTCCGGTGACATCCCCGCGAGCAACCGATTCACACAGATCGGTTTCGTAGCTTCGAGTCCCGAGTTTGGTTTCGAAACCCAAACCTTTACCGTCCTCGCGAAGCACGGTAGTGCCGGCGCCGGTGCGTCCCAGGACGAGATTCTTATCGTGATTCACTGTGTGGGAAACGTCCTGTTTTTCGGCAATCGCGCGCGCGAAGGCTCCCGGCATAATCCGTTCCCGCCAGCCACCGAAGTTCTGGCTGAGCGTTCCGTAAGTCGCCGCATAACCTATGAGATAGATTTCCGAGCCGCGCTTCTCGGCGCGCAGTTCGGGAGCGCGCAGCGAGCGCAACTCCAGCACGCCAGCTGACGACGGGGGAGTTGCAGTCGTTTGCAAATTCATTTTACCGAATCGGAACTCCATGGAAGCCTCCTATTTACGAGCGAAGGTCTGGATGTACTCGGCTTCGCCGCCCATCGCAGCCATGCGCCGTTGCTGCTGTTCGATCCAGCCGATGGACTGTTGGTGCCATTTCAGCAGATGCTCGAAGAGATTCCGTGAAGTGTCATCGAGCGCCTTCATACAAACTTGGATAGCCTGCTCATAAGGCACTATGATTGCCATTTCAAGCGCCAGTTCGTTGGCGAAGATTTCGGTAAGCGTGGCCTGATTCGTGACAGGTGCCATGGAATAGGCCGTGTCGCCGCCGAGAAAGAGAGTCCGATCCGCCACTTTTTTCATGAACGCATGCGCATCACTGCCGAGACCATGCAGGTGTTTCGCGGTGGTCTTGACTCCCATGTATTTCACAACGCGCCAATCATGACGGTACTGGATATTCAGATGCGCTTCCAGCGGCAACGCCGCAACCAAACTCCTGATGACTTCCGGCGATCCCTTCATATAACTTCTCCTTTTTTCAGCCGACGATCATCGGCTCTTTAGCTTTTTCCGCCGCGATTTCCCGATACACAGCAACGCGCACGGCCTTAGCGGCGCGGCCTAACTCTTCACTACACGTCTCATCGGCGGCTTCGATGGTCCAAACACTGGAACGTTTCTGCATGGTAGCAAGATACTCCGCGATGAAACGTTCGGAGTCCGAATTCGGGCGGGCATCGGTGCGCATTTCACGAGCCGCCAGCGCTCCGAAAAGGTCTCGCAATGCATAGAGAAAGGGGCTGAAACAGCCCTGTATCGCATGGAGATCCCGCTTGTCGCGAGCGAGAAAGCGCCCGTAAGCATCCCGAAAGACGCGGCCATAAGCCGTTGCAACCGGCTCAACATCACCGTTACCCGAGCCATCCTGGTGGGTTGGATCAACCGGCGTGCTGGCGAGCGTCATATTGATCGGCAGATGGTATTCTTCGGCCCAGGGCTCTTCGACGGGATTCAGTTTTTCAAAGCCGCGCACATCATTCGCCGACAGGTAGCTCCATTGACGCCCTGACGCGTAGAACTTTTCCCGGCTTGCAGAATCGCCACGGACCAGCTCCCAGGTGTCACAATCGAGAAAGAACGGATTCTTTGGTTTGCGGCCAACGCCGGAATGCGGAAACAGCTTGCGCTTATACTCCTGTCGGATCGCCTCGATCCACGGCGCAAGGGCAAAGTCGAGCAGTTCCTGATTTTCCTGCTCGGTCGAGCCGCGCGTCTTAGTCGATGTGTCGCCAGCCATGCGAGCTGGAACATGGAACGCGGACGCGACCTCGGTGCGCAAGAAGATCCGCATCTCCTGGGTCTGAGCCTCTTGCGGATTGTGCGACATCGGAGTGAACTTCCAGCCCGGCGGCAACATAGCAACCCGATGCGCGTTTTCTCCGCCTTGAGCTTCCTGCCAAGAGCGCTTCGATATCTCTTTATCGGCCGGCAGTAGATTCGCGGGTTGCTCCAAGATCCCACCGGGCTTCGCGAAGTTAGCGAAGTATTTGGAACCGAATTTCTCCATGGCCAGGATCTGGCCGAGCGTGTTGCGCGCGAGCCATACCGCGGATTGTCCGATGCGGCCATCGAGCGCGAGGCCGGGCAGATGGAGCATGTCCGCCATGGGGATCTTCCGCGCCGTCCGGTTACCGTGAGCGCCATCGGAGGACATATCCTGATCGTCGATTCCATCCGTAGTCTCGAAGCACATCTCGCCGGCGCGAATCGTGACCGGGAAGGGGCGCCACGGCTCCGCGTCAAGTGTAATCTGATGTGCCACCCTCACGGGCCTAGTCTTCGATGGATTGCGCGGCCAGATAGCGACGGCCTGATTGCCAGCGTCACGCTGGATTTCCTGGTATCCGCCATTCCAGAGCAGCGCGTGGCAGAGATAGGCCTTGGTAAGTGTGCGCCAAGTCATCTCTGCATTGGGCTCGGTGTGCAAGAGATCATAGTACTGGTGCTCGTAAGCAATCCGGTGAACCTGTCGGCCATTCTTACCGGGGACTCTCTCAAACACATGCCACGGCAACGACGAGATTTTTCCTGCGATAATATCGACGCAAGCTAGCACCGTGACGCATTGCAGCGCGGTCAGTTCCGAAACCCGGATACCGGAATCCGTCCGGCCACCGTTGAAAATGTCGAGCAGCCATTCAGCGGGATAAGATAATGGCGTCTGCGGATTTTCGAGACTGCTCCGGCGTTCGATGGCGAGCGCTTCGCGCTCCTCAGCGATCAACTCGGAGAATAGGCCAGTCTGTAAGGGCAACTACCAGACCTCGATTGCTTCAGCTTCGCTTGGGACAGCTACCATAGCCCGGCTCAAAGCCATGATTGTCGCCACGGCACCGTCGATCTTATTCTCTTCGCGGCCGGCTTCCTTGCGCGGAAAGACGTTTTCATTCGCGTCTTCCTTCGCCATCACGTTCCCCATCATCCACGTCAGCACCGGGCTGGCGTCGTGATGAATACGCCCGTCGGCGATTAGCACATCAAGTTCCTTCATTGGCGGCGAGAGGAGTTTTGCGCTTTGAATAATTTCAACCGGGACCGCGGTAGTCCGCTTTCCGACTGCCTGAGCCAATGGGCTTGCATTCCAGGGGTCGAACGCAAACTCTGTGGCATTGTAGGCAGTCACATCCGCCACCGTCTCATCTTCGATCGTGCCAAAATCGACCGTCGTACCTTCATGCGTCCGAATCCATCCCTGCGCGGACCAGTCTTTGTAATGCGGAGCTTCCGGTGTTACTTGCGCGGACGGCAAATAGAATCGCGGGAAGACGTAGTAGTGATCCTTACCATCGATACGCCGCTTGAACATCACAATGCGCGCCGTGAAATCACGCTTCGTCGAAAGATCACCCGATACAATGCAGGCGTCGCCAATGAATTGTTCCGGGGCGAGCTTCGAATCCCCCAGCTCCTGCCAGCGGTTGACATCGAAATAGTTCGACGCCGCGCCTACCCAGATATTCAGATGCTTGGTTTGGAATACGCCTTGTTTCCGGGGATTCCGGATCGCCGCTTGCTGCTCAGTGACCAAAAACTCGCGGAACACGCTCGCATCGAGATTTGGGTTCGCTTTCGCGAGAACTTCCGGCAAACTCCAGTCGTCTCCCAGATCGAGCGAGTAGATGATTCCAAAAACCTCTTCACGGGCAAACTCGCCCTGGAGGATTCGGCAGACATCGCCTTGCAGCAGCTTGCATGGGCCAGTGGTATTATCGCCAGCGGTCGTAATCACGAAGAGCAACGGCTGCCGGCGGGCGCCCATTCCGGTGCGGAACGTGTCGAAAAGCGTATCCGAATCATGCTCATGATACTCGTCCACAATTCCACAATGGGGGCTTGCCCCGTCACCGGGTTTCCCAACCACAACCTCAAACCGGCTCAGGTCCTCAGGACGGCTAATGCGCTTCGTCGGCGCCGGACAACCCAGTACCCGGGCCAGCTCGGGACACTTCTCGATCATCTGCCGGGCGGGCCTGAAAACCTCGTGGGCCTGGCGTTCCGTGGTCGCGCCAGAGTACACTTCGGAGCCAAACTCGCCATCGCACGCCAGCAGATAGAGCCCAATACCAGCGGCGAGCTGCGACTTGCCGTTCTTTCTCGGAACCTCGATGTAGGCCAATGAAAAACGGCGCATCCCGGTGTCCGCTTTCACCCAGCCGAACAAGACACAGAGAATAAAAATCTGCCATGGCTGCAACGCCATATACTCGCCGCTCGCAGCCCAGCCGCCTTTGACATGAGGCAGTAACTCGAGAAAACGGCAAATTCGTTCCGCCTTCGACACGTCGAAGTGGTACTTCCAGCAGGCTGCATCACGCTCCAAATCATCTAAGTGCCGCTGGCAGGCGAGTTTCGTCCATTTGCAGGCGTCTATACGCCCATCCACCACGCGCTCGGCATATTCGCGGGCAATCTCGGCAAATCGCTTCGGGGCAGGAATCGAGCCACCCGGCACGGCGGCGCCGAACAGGGACGCCGCATACCAGGTACGGATAAAGGCAGGGCTATAGGTCGTTTCCAGATCGGCCCAGAGCGCTTCAGCGTCCTCCCCTAGAGCGAAGACGGTCTTGCCGTTGGGACCGATCAGCAGCTCCAGGATCTGGGCACGGGTGACCCGATTCTGTGGCCGCACGCGAACTTTGCGGTTAATGCGAGGCACCGCGCGGTTCCTGGTCAAACCCGAGCAGGCGGAACATTTTGCCCGCGGTGTGCGCGGAATCGCGCGCGCGGGTTACCCACGGGTTGATTTTCTGTATGCCGAAACGGTCCTTCATCACAGTGCCCTCTTCGGCAATATGTAACTGTGCTTCGTCAACCTCATCGAGAGCCCGTAAATAAAGAATCAGGATTGGAGCCGCCGCCGCATCGATTACGCTGTCTCGGTTGATTTCCAGCCATTGCGCTTGTGCCTTCTCAGAGAGGCCTGTGGGAATTACTAGATCGAGCTTGGGCTTCATAACACGCGATCCCGCTTAGCCACATTGCACGGCTGGCAGCTTGACTGGACGTTAGATCGCACGAGGCGCAAGTCTGGCCTACGGCTGATCGGAATGATGTGATCGAGGTCTGTCGCCACCGTTCCCTGACATACCAAGCGAAGCTGACAGATCGGAAACTCCGCCAGAACCGCGAGGCGCAGCCGGCGGTGTGCACTATCGTAACCACGCTCCGCGGTCTTTCCGCGCCGCAACTCTTTCGTCCGGCCACATACGGCGCAGTAGGGTGTACCACTCGGCAAGAGCCGGCCGCACATACCGAGACACGGATGCAGTGCAAGATTAGGCATCAGACACCCCGCCGCCGGCCACACAATGAACTCAACTCCGCCATCACTTCGCCCGAAGGCGGGAGCACGGCCCTGTTGGGAAATGCGTCGTAGCCGTCAAATTGTAACACCACGGGGATTCCATCGCAATGGAATCTGGCGGGATCAGATTTGGAGGCCGGGTATTTGTAGACAAACACGCCGGCCTCGACGCGTCCCAAGCCCTGTGATTGTAATCGGGTCGCGTGTTCTGAGCCGATTACGTTCTTGCGGCCAGGTATGGGGTTTGCGATTGGGATAAGAGTGATGGAGGCCATTCCAGGAATTGGCGCCTCGCCGGATTGCCGGCGTGAATGGATGTTACGTCTTGAAATGTAACACGCTTAGCAAGGAGTTAGCAACATTATTCTCTTAAATTCTCCGAACGGTGAAACTTTGAGGACCACACGGTCGCGGGAGAACTCGCCGGCGGCTTTTCGACCCCCATACCCCCTAGGTTCAGCATGCATCGAACGTGCATCGAACGTGCTTCGAACGTGCGTTCCCTGCGCGCTGCCCCAGGTGCCTGGTTGCCTTCGCCATAGGCCCCTTCGATGTGGTTGATGCCGGCAAGGCTGGCCGCAACCACGTGCCGGTGCGCGCGGAAGCCATCGGCCCTTCGCGCCTCGGCTTCATTGTACATCATT